TAACGCAAATGCGATAGTTAATTTGATGATGAAGTGCATAAGTGCCCTCGACTTTCTCGGTCAAGAACTACCTTACACTGGTTTTTTGATTACCGCAGGTATTAGCCCAAACACCTTATCCCACGCCTGTTTTGCAAGTTCTACGCTGTGCGCTATGACAGGATTTACTTCAATGTGATACCAATCGCCACTTTGGAAATTCCCTGCAATCCAAGTACCGCGATCACACTTCCATGATCGTCTTAGCGCGTAATCAATGCAAAGTTCTATGCCGAGCGTGTCAGCGTTTTCTAACAATTTTGTGATGTATGGCATTGACCGTTGCCTGCCCATATAAATACTTTTGCCAACTTCGTTTGCTACCAGTCGATATGACAAGTCAACTGCTACACCTTTTGCGTGATTGCTAATTGTGCCGGGCTTGTTTTTTATGTCGCGAATAATCCACGAGCCGTTATTCCATAAACAACCGCCAGAGTGTTTTATCGCCCGTGTAATCCAATAATCCATGCCAGCCAACGGTGCTTGCACAATCGGCGCGGCGTTAACTGTGTACGGTTTCACTTCTTTTCGTCAGGTATAAACATGCACGCAAGATCAGGGTCGCCAATTTTTGTACTAATCCACGCAAGCACGCTGGCGACTACTGGCACAAGTAAACCGATAAGCACTGGGTCAACATTGTTTCGAGACAACACATAAATAAATATGCCGAGCAAACCGCCTTTAGTTGTTTGGTCGCCAATTTGTCTGTGCGATTTGTTTATTTTTTTATTCATTTGTTGGTTCACTTTGTGGTGCAATAAAATCTTGTGTTGTCGGGTCGTATGTGTAGCCGATACCTGCATAAGTTTTGTTTGGGTCGTCCTCAAATGTTTGTGCCCATACGCCGCCTAACAGATCGTGACAGAATTGCGCGCCGTTTGTAATGTCATCATTTATCACAATTACTTGTGTAACTGTGTCATTTACAATTTCTGCGTAGTAAGCCATCAGAATGTGATGCTTCCGCTACCAGTGAATACATAAATGTTGTAACCGCCTGACACTGTGATTGTTGGTGAACCAGTCGTTGATGTCGCAGGTAAAAAATCGTCAGAGTATCGAATAATTACAACTCCCGACCCACCGTTTCCGCCAGCCGTCGCAACTGTGTTATTACCGCCACCGCCACCGCCACGATTTGCTGAACCGCTGTTTGATGTACCTGATGAAACACCTGCGCCGCCACCGCTAGTCGCACTGCCAGCATTAGTTAAAGAACCGCCGCCGCCGCCGCCGCTATATCCAACAGATGACCCTGAATAATTTGATGTTGTACCTGACCCACCGTTACCGCCAGTGCCACCGGCAGCTGAGGTCGCGCTACCGCCAACACTTCCGCTACCGCCACCGCCACCAAAACTTGTATAACTTGCAAAATCGGTGCTCCCGTTACCACCGTTATTTCCACCAGTTGAACCTGTGCCACCAGTTCCGTTACCTGAGCCACCGCCGCCACCTGATGCACCGTTACTTCCATTCAAAGTTGTAATACCAGTTCCATAACTGCCACCGCCGCCACCATTTGCAGTAATAGATGAAAACACCGAATTGCTACCGTTAACACCGTTACTGCCACTAACACCGCCAACTGTTCCAGCACCACCAGCCCCTACAGTGATAGTGATTGGCGTACCATTTGAAACTGCAAAACTAGTCGCTGTCAAAAACCCACCAGCGCCGCCACCACCTTGAGCAGCACCGCCACCACCAGCAACAACAACATAATCAACTGCAGTTGTTACTGTTTGTGCTTTACCAGCACCGGCAAGAATTTGCATTATCTACGCCGACAAATTACCAACAACAAACCAAGTGTTGGTGTCGGTCTTGACACAAGTTGCAATTGCGTACTGTGCGCCAAGTTTAAGTTTTGCACCTGCACTATTAAGCGTCACGCCTGAGCCGGCCACAATTGTTGTTTGACCTGCACCAAGTTGTGCAATGTTTATTTGTGTGCCAATACCAAACGCGACACCGCTGTTTGGTGGAATAGTAATTGTGTTAGCGCTTGCATTTGACATAGTGACTAACTTGCCATCGTCAGTTAACACCGCTGTATAGGTTGCGCCAGTCTGGGCGTTAATAGCAATAATGGCTGTCGCAAGTTGGTTCTGCTCACTTGCTGTGAGCACCTGTGAGGCGACAAAAACGGGGCGTGTAGTCATGGTTCTCCTTAGATTATCCTAAAACATTGTCCGAGTTAAGTATGCCGTACACCGCGTCATTAAGTATTAGTTCGTAAACGATCGTAGTAGGGCTAGTAAATAGCGCGATGCTGTGACCGTTGCTGAGGCTCAGGCTGTGCTCGATACCTTCTATAGCCAATTCTTGCGCTAATTCTGTAGTGCCTGCACCGCTAGTGAAAGTTTTTTCTACCGTGATTGTGTCGCCAATATCTATCGTCGCCAGCGTGTCGCGTTGTGCTGTAGTCAACATGTTGAACTGTGTCTCGACACTTGTATAACGCGCCTTAGGCTCACCCTCTAACAAATACTCTGCCAGTGACAGTGCTGCAGCGTTATCATGTAACAATGATTCCGTGATGCTCTCAGTTTGTATAAAGTACACACCCTGACTAGTTAAGTCCTCTGCGACTTGTGGTGTGTTACCGCCAGCAATAGTGACTGATGCTCTGTTGACTACCTGATCTGCTTCAAAACTTATGCCTACACCGTTGTATTTATAGTTTGTGCCGTCATCGTGAAAGTCTGCTATTGACCCTGACAGCGTGTTGCCAATACGCGCATCAAATGTAATGTCGCCATCTCGAGACATAAACAATCTGCCCTGCTCTGCCAATTGTATGCGTGAACAATACTCAAGCACATTTGTACCGTCATCAATTGTGTATGCTGCCGCACCACCTAAAGTCTGCGTACCTGTAGCAATGTCGCGCTGGGCAACAGGAAAATCAACCTCAGGTCTGTCTAAGACCGCGCTAAGTCGAGCGCTACTAAGTTGCTCGCTGACATTGAATTCTGCAAAATAGGTTTGTGCCAGTAAATAAAAATCGTCTGCACAATAAACAGTGACTGTGTCAATACCGCCTAACGCAAAGTTGTAGTCGTAATTAACGACATAGCCTTTAAATAAATATTCTTTAACATTTGTGTTGCTGTATCGAGCCAACTGCACTTTGCGCATAGGTGCTAATCCTGGCTTTTGTGTTGTCGCATCGTAGTACGGTGATTGCTGGTCAAATGGGTTGAAAATTCCGTCAGTGTCAAGCATTGTGAATGACATAGTGCCAGCGCTAAATTGGTCGCCTTGATCGCGCCTACCGCGTTTCACACCGACAGTTGTGCAACCATCTAACACTTCTGCAAAGTTAGTTGTACCGTTAAGCACATACTGCGTGTTGTTTAATACACCCTGCACTGCGTCATCTAAGATAAACGCATCTTGCACAAAGCCTGTATCAATCTCTAGCGAGTAGTTACCAGACCCGACAACAGCAACGCCAGCCACTACGCCACCTGAATATTGGCAGGCCCTGCAGACCTGTTATATGCGCGCAAAGCGTTAACAACCGCTTGACCTATTTCTGCGCTAGTCGAAAGACCGCCAGTCACATTGATAGTCACGCCACCGCCATTGCCCATACCTGCACCTGCGTTAGGGCCAGTTAACGGGATAATTGCCTCTGGGCCTTTTTCGCCGACCATTGCCAAAGTAGGTTTTGTAACAATTCCACCGTCAGCAAAACCGGGAATGTTTATACCGCCTAAATCAAACCCACCGAGACTTTCACGCAAACTATCTAACTTGCGTAGCATGCCAATGAGTACGCCTAGTGGCCCAGTGACAACAATGATCGCGTTACCAAACATGTCAAACGCTCGAGACATTGCAGAAAACTTGACCTCAAGAAATACCATTGCTGCAGTCAACGCGACTACAGCGGCTGCAACTAACACAAATGGGTTAGCGGCTGTCACTGCGTTAAGCGCAATTGTGGCAATCTTGGTTAGCACGAGTGTTGCTTGATAAATTTTCATAGCGACATTGGCTGCAATAATTGCTGTAGCAACAGCGCCGATAACGCCTATCAAAATTAAGAATGTTGTTGTGTTTTGTTGTGCCCAGTCTGCAACGGGTTTAAGGATTCCGAGTAATGCTTGCAACGCTGGCAATAGCGCTGCACCAATAGATTCTTTAGTTTCATCTAATGCAATAGTCATGCCCTTCATTTGACCCTCAAACGATTGCGCTGCAACAGTTGCCGACCCACCAAACGAAACAGCAAGCGCCTCAGTAATGTCAGTCATTGTTGACTCTGAATCAATGACACCTTTAAGCGATGGGTCTAGTTTTGTTAGCGCGCTAGTAGAACCGTTGTAAGCCTTACCAAGTGCCAGTGTGACAGTTTCTAAATCTTTGCCAGTAGCAGTGCTGATGTTTAACGCTGTCTCAAGTAACTTCTGTGCCTCTTCTGCCGAGCCAGTTGATCGAGTCAGGCTCGCCATCGCAGGCCTTAACTCGTCATCAGTTACAGAAAACGCCCTACTAGATGCCGATATGAAATCTTCCATGCTGGCAATCTGTGCATCAGTCGCGCCAGTGCTTGTGCGCAATTGTTGCGCTAACAGGTCTTGCGCTTTTTGATCTTCTACCGCTGCCTTAGTAGCCAAACCAAGACCTGCAGTCAAACCGCCAAGCACCGCAATAGCAGGCACCATAGCCTTCTTTAACGCAAAGCCTGCTTTAGCGCCAGCGCCCTCTAAATCCTTAAACTGCGCAATTGCCTTTTTGACTCCTGCACCGTCATACTCAGAAATAATCGGAATAGATAAAGCCATTAAAAACCTCGCTGCACTGTCTTAGTTACATCTTTGATTAGTTGTATTAACTCTTTTTCTATTTTGTCCTTTGCACCGTCTACCGCTGGTTGCAGTAATCGAGTCTTGCCCGAGTCAATAGACCCTAGTGACCTACCAAGTTTGTTAGATGTCTTGCGACCAGCAGTTTCAAACACCGCAGTAGCAACATCTTTTTGGATTATAAGAATTACACCGATAGCCCTGCGCCGGGTGTCAAATTTCATCGTTACGCCTTTGACCGCTTTAGCAACTGTCAACGGAAATATTTTTCGACTGCTTTGAGTCCATGATCTTGACATGCCAGATAGCGCATATGGGTCTGCTTCGTTGTTTAGTCGTGCGTACGATCTACGCCCAGCGTCTAATGCAGGTTCTGCAATGCGTGTCGCGTCAGCCTTAAATTGTTTTTGCAGTTGTTTGTTTATTTTGCCTAACTGGTTGATTGCATCTTTAACGCCATCTACTCTGACAGTTGTGCTCGTGTTCATTGCTTGCGTTCTTTGTTAATCAGTTCTATAACAGTGTTCATATCGTCAATATCAAAAGTAATGCCAGCAGGCCAGTAACCAGTAGCCACAACAATTTGCGCTAATCCGTAGCGGTATGAACCGCGTCTACTTTTGGGCTGTTCTGTTCAACCACCTCTAAATTCTTTAACGACTTAATGTACTCATCTAGTTGTGCCGGCACTGTAACGCCTGATGTGCGTGACGCTTCATAAGCCATAAATGCCAAATCCTCAATACCAAGACCCTCAGCAATCTGTGAAACTTTGCGTTTATATTTGCGTTCCCATGCAACAATTGTCATGAGGTTTGTTGACACCGTTACCTGTGTGTCGTCATTAAATGTTGCTTTGAGTGTTAGTTGCATGCGTGTACCTTCCCGGTTGGTCTTGCGTTGTTAGTTCTCAGCGGCCCGAGCCGCGCGATCATGCGCTTGTTGTTTTGACTAATACGCCACCTGTGAAGGTAAGCGTTATTGTTGACAATTCGCCCAAACTTGCATTAATTGGTGTGTGAGATTCAAGGTACGCGCCTGTCAAAGTATAAAACGGGTTTGTGCTTGATACAGAGCCCGTAGCAGGTGCAACAATTAGATTGCAGGTAATGCCAACCAAACCGTAGATAGTTGCCTCAGTTTCTGACGCTGCATAAGACTGGTACAACTCAACTTCAATGCTGTTGTTTTGTAGCGATGTCACGGTAGATGCACCGTACTTGCGTGCAGTGTCACCAAACGCTGTTGTTTCTAATTGCTCGTAAACATAATTAACTGTGGCGCTGGTGCACTGGTCTTGCAAGTCAACTGAGTTAATCGTGACTTTAGGGTTTGATAGATAGACGCTGGTAGCCATGTGAGTTAATCCTTTTGCTCTGTGTTTATAGTTTTAGCAGATTTTTTAGGTTTTAGTGGGGATAGATGCCCAGCCTCAATTAGAAACTCTAGGTCAATTGTAAAGTTGCCTAGATCAGCCTCTCGAATGATGTCGCCGAATTTGTAACCGCTAAGTCTGTGACTAATTACTTCGTAATCCATTAGGTTGTGCTCGCTTTCATTTGTATGTTTAACGATAGTGCAGGATAGTCAACACCGCCGATTGTAAGCGTTGTAGGTCTGCCGTCAGTGACCGCGACTTTGGCTGCCAACACTTTGGCTGCAATGTTTAACGCATTGCGGTATGCGTCAGCGTTGCTAGGCCCAAGACTGATAACTGTGACTGGGATTGACATGTCAACAATGTTGCTATTAAAAGCCGTGAATGACATCGCGTCTAGCAGTATGCATGGTGGCTGTACTGAGCGTGGGTCAGTCACGCAAACCAAGCCCGACACCGCATTAAGTGTTGTGGCAAGCGTGTTTATTGATGTGTTGAATAGATCGCTATAAGTTTGCGCTGCCATCAGGCAACCTGTGGTCTGTCAACACCGATCAGCTGTTTAACCAGTGGCGATAGTCCGTTAGTCGAGCCTGCAGACATGCCATCAAATGACGCAAAATCAGATATGCCACCACGCTGGCGGTACAAAGCGCCACCATACATGATCGTGCCCAATGTGACATCACCACCCGGCGAAGTAGTAAGGCTGTCGTAATAGCCACATTCTTGTCGTCTGCGATAAATAAAATTGTTTGCAGCGCTTGCGCATTGTGTAACAAATGTTGTGTCGTCAGCGGTCGCTGTTGCAATACCGAGCCATGTCAAGATTTGTGCTGCAGTAATCCAAGTACAGGTCTGCGTATAGGTGACAGTGCCTGAGTAGTCAACAACAAATTCAACACTTGTGCCAGTGCACGAATACAACACCTGATTAGGCACTGGGTCGTTCTCATCAAATAACAGTTCCCCAGTAATTGAGTCAATGCCAATAAATTTGTATTGTGGCAGTGCAAGCACCGTAAATGTGCCTGCAAATGGTGCTGCTAATCCTGAGACAGTTACCGACTCGCCTAACGCAATCTCGCTTGCTTCAAGCGTGCTTATGCAGGCGTAGTTGTTTAGTAATTGCTTAGTTTGTGTTTTATAAGTTGCCATAGCGGTTGAGCCGCTACTCGACTAGGCCAGCGCTAGTTTTTGCAAGAAGGCAGCTTTTGCCACGAATGTTGCAAAATAGCCGTAGTAGCTAAATGTGCGCTCAAGTGTTGACGGTACCTCTACCGAAACAATGCCTTTTTGCTGTTCGTAAACTTCAAAGCCCGGTGCGTATGCAACGATCATTGTGTTTGATGCATAGTTGTTGTCAACAATCAGTGTTAAACCAAGTGGGTTTAGTGAAGAGTATGACAAGTCTGCGCCTGCAGTACCGATTGAGTTTTGACTGATGACATTGTTGCCGTTAATTGCTGGGAACAATGGGCGCTTTGATGTGTCTAATTGACGACCTAGCAATTCCCAAACATTAGGCGACACAAATAAATGTGTCGGAAAGAAGTTTGAAATACTTGCAATGTTGACTGCTGCACCGTAAAGCGCTGTCATCAATGACGATGGATCGGTTTGGTTAACTGTCCATGTCACACCAGAAGTTGCACCGCCT